TTTTCTACTCATTTAACGTTTCAATGGATAGTGGCAAGGCAACGTCTGAAACAATTCAAACACAATTGAATATGGTTAATCAGGCCAATGGAAAAAACAGTGCAACTCAAAATGTGGGATTATATAATCTTTACAAACAAAGAAGTTATCAGTGTAATATTGTATCATTTGGAAATGCGTTGATACAACCAACAATGTATTTTAATTTAAGACACGTTCCGATGTTCAATGGACCTTATCTAATTACTGATGTAAGTCATACAATAAATGCTGGTGAATTCCAAACAAGTTTTACGGGGGTTAGACAAGGTATTTACGACTTACCGTCAATTGATAACTTACTTCAAAGTATTAATCAAAACTTATTAACTCAAATTGAAAGTGCTATATTGGCCAAAAAAGATAATAAGCCAAACAAACCTACTACAAATATTAATAAGACGGCATTGTTACAACAACAAGGTAATAATGTTGCGGCCTCAGTTAACTCATGTACAGAAAAACTTAATACAAACTATTCGACGTGGGGTGATTTTAAAGAATCGGCAACAATTACTTTATCTCCATTGCAGTTAGCGGACGAAATTAGAAATAAAACTGACAACCCTGATTTACAAGTATTAATTTATTTAATGTGTTATATTAAGACGTTCAATAAAGATAGTTTCTATGGTTATAATAACAACTTTGCCAACGTAGATTTATCACTTTATTGGGGACCAAGTACACAATATTTTATACAGAAACAAGCGTCTTGTGTTGACGTACCAAATTCTACGGGTTCACCATCATCAACGCCAATTGCTAACTTTGAAAACCTTGATAAGTTTTTAAGTTTTATGGTTGCAAGATTAACACCGAATATTAATAGAATATTCTACGGTGAAAATGGGGAGGCACCATTAGGTTTACCAAAATATTATGTTTGTTATTGGTTACCAGCTACAAGTGCGAATCCTAACATACCACCATCATATTTTGATGAAAATCAAAATGAATTTAAAACTACAATTGATACAGTTAAAAAAGGTATTAAGTCTGCTGGTGACGTACAATTAAATGTTGCGTCAGCAAAAACAATTAAAACTGCGGGTGATGCTCAGGCTCAACAAATTGCTAGTGGTGGTAAAGGTGCAACTAATAATTTAAACACGTCAAATCCACCACCACCATCATGTTTACCACCTAATGTTACATCGTTCTCACCATTAACAGGTGTTACGGGAACCATATTAAATTTAACAGGAACTGACTTGGGTAGTATTACATCTGTCACAATAAACAATGTTAGCGTGACTACTGGTATTACAATAAATAATTCTGCAAGTGTTGTGGTAGTTGTACCGTTTAGTAATACGACCGTACCTCAAAACAACACCATTAGTGTTTATGGTATTCATGGTAGTGGCACCACCACAAATACATTTACATACAATCCTCAACAACCTACTCCTGCTCCACCAACAGTTGTACCTGCAGTACCACCAAATAGTAATACCAACCCACAACAAACAGGACCTGTGGTTATGGTATCGGAATTTGATGCTAATGATTATGAACTAACAGTGAAAATCAATCCTGAATTAATACCTGGCGGATTTTTAGGAAATGCTGAATGGTTATACTTAAGTGCTCCTCTGCCATCATTGACGTATCAATTTGTAAGAATGAGTGCAACATCTAACAATCAAGTTGTTCAAGTTGTTTTAGGTGAAGGAACAATACCTTCTAGTTACATGGATGATTTCTTTAATAATCCAACAACATATGTGATAAATGCTGAAGATGTGTTATTTTATTTTGAAAATGAAGGTATTGATATTCCACAAGGTACTAGTAGAGTACTTTGTAAGTTAAAAATAAGTGCTAGAAAAATACAACAACCAAATGAAAATAGTAGTGCAACACAATTCTTCCCATTTGCATTCCCTCAATAATTTAACAAATAACGATATATTTATATAGAAACATAATTATGGATATTAAAACAGCATTAGACAACTACCTTGGTAAATCTACAAGATTTTCTCAAGAAGATAACGGTGACGGTACTAAACAAGTTTGTGATTTAGATACGGGAGATTGTTATACTGTTAGAGAAAGAGACGGTCTTATTGAAAGAGCTGGTCACCAAACAACTGCCAATAGAAAAGTAAGAGTTGAAACATCTAAAGGTATAAAGCAATTGTTAAACGGTTAATACAATGGGTATAGACAAAAAAATATTAAGTGAAATTGAAAGATACAGAAGTATCAACAAGTATATTTTGGAACAGGCAACAGAGCCAGCTCCTGATGATTTAGCTGCACTTGCACCTGATGCAGGAGCGGCACCTCCTCCACCACCTGCAGACGCAGCGGCGGTTCCACCACCAGCACCTGATGCTGCGGGAGCACCACCAGCGGGAGAGGCACCTGCAACACCTATCGATGTTGAAAATGACCCTGATGTTGAGAAAATCGATGATGAAGGTGAATCAATGGAAAAAGGTACCGAAGAAGGTGGTGATAGTGAAGAACTTGACATTACTGAATTGGTTACCACTCAAAAAGACATTCAATCAAAACAAGACGATTACTTTGAAAACTTATTTGGACAATTAGGTAAATTGGAATCAAGATTAGGTGAGATGGATGCGATTATGAATAAGTTAAATGCTCTTGAAAACAAAATCGAGAAGTATCGTGAAAAAACTCCACAAGAAAAATTGGAGTTAAGAACTTATGACTCATATCCTTACAGTCAAAAATTATCACAATTTTTTGATGATAAGTCGGAAGAGATGGAAAAGACGGGAAAAAATGATTATGTTTTAACACCTGATGACGTGACCGACATCAATGTTAACGATATTAAGAATTCTTTCCAAGGTAACGGATTTGAAGACGAATTCAAATACAAATAACAAACACAACAAATAATGTAAGGTCACCCAAAAGGTGACCTTTTTTTATTTGACAAAGTGGTAAAACTAGACTATAATTGTAAAACAAATTAAACTTAAATATATAAAAACATGATGAGTTCATTAGACGCCGTATTGGCACAGTACGAAAAAGCACAACAAGGGGGCGGGGCCCAAAGTAAAATGTCACAAGACGAAAGAATGAAAAAGTATTTCGCTTGTATCCTTTCTGACAAGGAGAAATCAGGACAACGTAGAGTACGTATCCTCCCAACAGCAGATGGTTCTTCACCATTCAAAGAAGCATGGTATCACGAAATTCAAGTTGGTGGTCAGTGGAACAAATTTTATGACCCAGGAAAAAATGACAACGAGCGTTCACCTTTGAATGAGGTTTACGAAGAGTTGATGTCTACGGGTAAAGAGTCAGACAAAGAATTGGCAAAACAATACAAATCTCGTAAATTCTACATCGTTAAGGTTATCGACCGTGACCACGAAGAAGATGGTGTTAAATTTTGGAGATTTAAACACAACTATAAGAATGATGGTATCTTGGATAAAATCATTCCAATTTGGAGAAACAAAGGAGATATCACCGACCCTGAAAAAGGACGTGACCTTGTTATCGAATTGACAAAATCTAAAACACCTGCAGGTAAAGAGTACACAAGTATTTCTACAATCATGTACGATGACCCAGCTCCTGTTCATGAAGACAAAGCTCAAGGAGATGCTTGGATTAATGACGAGATGACTTGGATGGACGTATATTCTAAAAAACCTGTTGATTATCTTGAGGCGATTGCTCGTGGAGAAACTCCAAAATGGGATAGTGAAAAAGGTGGTTATGTATATTCAAACGATACTGAATCTACAACATCTATCGGTGGTGGTAAGTCTACACCAATCGTTGACCCACAGGCTAACGACGAAGCTGACTCTGAATTACCATTCTAATTTAACTGAGCTTGGACATTTACTTAGACGTAGTGTCCAAGCTCTTTTCTTTTATAAAAAATAACACATGGAAAATAGAATAGGAAAAAAAATGTTTGAATCTCTTGTATTGAAATACGAGAGTGAAGTTGCTGAAGCTGAGGCAACATTAATGGTTTATATGGAGAATGCGGTAGGAATTGGGGAACACCCTCAACACTTGGAAGAAATGGATAATTTTGTCGAAAAACTTGCAAACGCTTCAGATAAACTTGTAACCCTAAAACAATTTTATTCAACGAATTATGGCGATTAAAAAGAACGATTTTAGTGCGGTAAAGAAAAAATTCTCTACTTCGGCTAAATACAAACCACAGAGATTTTTTGATTTAGGTCCTGACTTCTTGGATGCGGTTGGACTACCTGGTCCTGCGATTGGGCACTTAAATATGTTCTTGGGTCACTCTGATACAGGTAAAACAACTGCTTTAGTTAAATCTGCAGTTGATGCCCAAAAGAAAGGTATTCTACCTGTATTCATTATTACAGAGCAGAAATGGTCTTTTGAACACGCAAAACTTATGGGTTTTGAATGTGAGGAAGTTGTCGATGAAGAAACAGGTGAGATTGATTGGGATGGTTTTTACATCTTCAACAATGACTTTGATTACATTGAACAAATTACTGACTACATTAATAGTTTATTAGACGCACAAGAAAAAGGTGAATTGGATTACAGTTTATTATTCTTGTGGGATTCAGTTGGTTCAGTTCCTTGTAAGATGACATTTGATGGTAAAGGTGGTAAACAACACAACGCATCTGTATTAGCGGATAAAATCGGTATGGGTATCAATCAACGTATTTCAGGTTCACGTAAATCTGATTCAAAATACGAAAACACATTGGTTATCGTTAACCAACCTTGGGTTGAATTACCTGACAATCCATTTGGTCAACCAAAAATTAAAGCTAAAGGTGGTGAAGCTATTTGGTTAAACTCATCATTAGTATTCTTATTTGGTAATCAAAAAGGTGCAGGAACAAATAAGATTACTGCAACCAAAGATAAGAGAAGTGTTAAGTTTGCAATTAGAACTAAAGTTTCCGTAATGAAAAACCACATCAATGGTTTAGGTTATGAAGACGGTAAGATTATTGTGACACCACACGGATTCTTGGCAGGTAAAGAAGCGTCAGAAGAAAAAGCGTCCATTGAGTCATACAAAAAAGAACACGCTGACTATTGGAAAGAAATTATTGGAACTGACGGTGATTTCACATTGAAAGAAGAAAAAGAGGATTAATATATTGTTTCACCATTTAAATCACAAATGTGATTAAGACACTATTAGTAGACGGTAATAACTTATTTAAAATAGGATTCCACGGAGCCAAAGATGTTTTTAACAACGGAGACCACGTGGGTGGAGTATTTCACTTTGTGAATATACTCCGTAAATTCCTTGAAGAACACAACCATGATAAGGTTGTTGTATTTTGGGATGGTGAATCAAATTCATCTATAAGAAAATCAATTTATCCCCAATACAAAGAGAACAGACGAGAGAGTATGAATGAATACAAGTACGAATCGTATTTGTATCAAAGAGCTCGTGTCAAACAATATCTCGAAGAAATTTTCGTAAGACAAATTGAGGTTGAAGATAATGAGGCGGATGACCTCATTGCTCATTATTGTAAGATATCCAAAGACGAACAGATTATCATTTTTTCTGCGGATAAAGACCTTACACAACTTATCTCCGAGAATGTAACCATCTACTCCCCAATCACAAAACAATACTTTAAAAACGGAGATATGATTTCCATCAACAAGGTGGACATCCCTCACTATAATGTATTGGTGACTAAAGTATTCACAGGAGACAAGTCCGATAACATTGATGGTATTCAAGGACTTGGAGAAAAAACTTTAGTTAAGTTATTCCCACAATTGCAGGAGAAACCATGCACTATCGAAGAAATCTTGGATTATGCACGAAATCTCCCGCAAGAGAAACCTTCCAAAACATTGACAAATCTTTTGACTGGTAAAACTAAATCAACTATATTTGGAGAAGAGTTTTATACAACCAACAAAAAGATAGTCGACCTTACAAACCCTTTAATTACTGCCGATGGAAAAGAATTAGTTGAACAGATTTTAACCGACACTATAGACCCTACAGATAGGGGATATAAGAACTTAATGAGAATGATGATGGAAGATGGTCTCTTTAAGTATCTACCCAAGAACGATGAAGATTGGGTTAACTTCCTCAAACCCTTTATGAAATTAACAAGAAAAGAAAAAAGAAATACAAACAAAAATTAAATTATGAAAGAGCAAGACAGCACCAAAATGGAATTCTTACTTACGTTGAATGACAACATCGTTGTTCAGAGATTTTTTAATGTTCGTGGGTACAACCCAAAAGCAAAAAATTCTTTGGAGTTATACGAGTTTATTAAACGACTTAAAGATTCCCTTGAGTACAACTTAAAAATGAAAACAGTTGTGTACATGATGGACAACAAAGATGCGATTGTTACAGACCCTGCAATTATGGACACATCGTTTACTGATGGTAAAGAAGAATTTAACCTTTACGTTAAAATTGGGGAGCAGACAATTTGTCATAGAAATTTTGACGGAAAATTGTTCCCACCAAAAGTTCGTTATACGGTTGATGTACGACCATTTTTGAAAGACGTTTTAAAAGAATTAACTGACATTTTTTCAGCTCAAAAATTATCTTTTGATTATTTGGGATTTGACTTAAAGTGAGCTATATTTAATAAAACAGACGGACGAAAAAATACAATATGAACAAGAATTTTGATTACTTAGGGAATACATTCCAAATACAACTTTTAAACCAACTTATCGTGGATAAAGAATTTTCTACATCAATTATGGATGTAATTGAGAGTTCTTATTTTGATAACAAATACTTCAAGATTATCTTGCAAATGACCAAGGAGTACCACGCAAAATACCAATCTACCCCTAACTTCGATACTCTT